ACCGACTGTACGGCTGCGACGGCGTCAACCGTGCGTTCGAGTTCGACGGCACCACGTTTGTGCCGATCGCCACGACGATGCCCAACGACAAGCCCGCTCATGTGGCTGTCCACAAGCAGCACTTGTTTCTCGCCTTCGGCGCCTCGCTGCAGTTCTCCAGCCTGGGGCTCCCGTACCAATGGGACCCGGTGCTGGGCGCTGGAGAGATCGCCATGAACGCGCTGATCACCAACCTCATCGTCCTGCCGGGCGACCAGTCCAGCGGCGCGCTGGGCGTCTACACCAGGCGCGACACGTCGGTGCTGTACGGCACGAGCGAGGCGAACTTCGCTCTGTCGACGTTCAACACGGGCACCGGCGCGGTGCCCTATACCGCGCAGAACATGGACCAGGCCTACGTCCTGGACGACCGAGGCGTCATCAGCCTGGGCACGACGCTGAACTTCGGCAACTTCCTGCCCGCGTCGCTTACGATGAACCTGCGGCCGTTCCTCGAGCAGCGCATCAACTTGGCCTCTGCCAGTTCCCTGAGCCGAGTCAAAGGCCAATACCGAGTGTTCTTCTCTGACGGCACCGGCATCTACATGACGATGGTCAACGGCAAGCTGCTGGGGTCCATGCCTGTGGAGTTTCTGGATCCTGTGCTCTGCTGCGATGAGGGTGAGGACGCCAGCGGAAACGCCATCTCGTTCTTCGGATCAGACAACGGCTTTGTCTATCAGCTCGACAGGGGCACGAGCTTCGACGGCGACCCCATCGCGGCCAGCGTGAACCTGGTCTATGACTCCATGAAGTCGCCGCGGATTCTCAAGCGCTTCCGCCGTGCGAGCGTGGAGCTGGCTGGGAACTACTACGCCGAGATCCAGTTCGGCTACGACCTTGGCTACCGCAGGTCGGAGATCCCGCAGCCGCTGGACGCCACCTACGAGACCGACCTGAGGTCAAGCTACTGGGACTCGATGATCTGGGACAACTTTGTCTGGGATGGTTCGGATGTCACACCGTCGGAGATCGAGGTCAGCGGGACAGCCGAGAACATCGCCATCCGCGTCTCCTGTGCTTCGGACCTTTTTGAGCCGTTCACGGTGAACACCATCATCGTTCACTACACAATGCGCCGAGGACTTCGCTGACCATGCCGAACAGCTTTTACAACCACGGGACCTATCCGACCCCGAACTCGCCCGGATCGTCGGCTGCGCTGCGTGCGGAGCTGGAGGCCATCACCGACGGCTTCGACCTGATGCCGACTCTGTCTGGCAACGGCTACAAGGTGGCCATGGTCAACAGCACGGGTACGGCGCTGATCGCCAGCTCGGCTCTGCAGTCTCTGGCTATTACCAGCTCCACGATCGACAGCACGCCGATCGGCGCGACCACCCGGGCCGCCGGCAACTTCACCACCCTCAGCGCGACCGGCGCGGCCTCTCTGGGCTCGTCTGTGACCATCGGTGGTGGGGTGATCAACGCCACGACGATTGGAGCCACCACGCCCTCATCTGGCGCCTTCACGACCCTGTCTGCGTCGGGTGGCATCACCGGCACGCTGACCGGCAACGTGACGGGCAACGTCACCGGCAACGTCACAGGCGACTTGGCCGGCAATGTGACCGGCAACGTGACCGCAGGCTCCGGCACCTCGACGTTCAGCAACGTGACCATCAACGGCACGCTGGACATGAATGCCGGATCGATGGGCACGATCACTGGCCTGGCCACGCCGACGCTGGACAGCGACGCGGCCAACAAGGCCTACGTCGACACGGTGGCGCAGGGTCTGGACGCGAAGGCAAGCTGCCGGGTGGCGACGACGGCCAACATCACGCTGTCGGGCGCACAGACGATCGACGGCGTGTCTGTGGTCGCTGGCGACCGGGTGCTGGTCAAGGACCAGTCCACGGCCTCGGAGAACGGCATCTACGTCGCGGCCGCGGGCGGGTGGGGCAGGGCGGCTGATGCCGACACCTGGGCCGAGCTGGTGTCGGCCTTCGTGTTCGTCGAGGACGGCACGGCCAACGCCGACAACGGCTACGTCTGCACGGTGGCCGCGGGTGGCACGCTGGGCTCGACGTCGGTGACCTGGGTGCAGTTCTCTGGCGCTGGCCAAGTGACGGCCGGCACCGGCATGACGAAGACGGGCAACACTCTGAACGTCAACACCGCGTCAGCCTCGCGCATCGTGGTGGGCGCCGACGAGATCGACCTGGCGGCCACCGGCGTCACGCCTGGCACCTACAAGTCCGTGACGATCGACCTGTACGGACGCGCGACCGGCGGGACCAACCCGACCACGCTGTCCGGCTACGGCATCACCGACGCCTACACCAAGACCGAGATCGACTCGATCTTCGGCAGCACGACCAGCGCTGCGGCCTCTGCGTCTGCCGCAGCGACCAGCGCGACCAACGCATCCAACTCCGCGACTGCTGCGTCTGGCTCTGCGTCTGCGGCGGCCACCAGCGCAAACAATGCGGCGGCCACCTACGACGCTTTCGACGACCGCTACTTGGGCAGCAAGACGTCCGACCCGACGCTGGACAACGACGGCAACGCGCTGCTGACGGGTGCTCTGTACTGGAACAGCGTGGCCGGCGAGATGCGCGTCTACACCGGTTCAGCTTGGCAGGCGGCTTACCTGCCGGCCGCCGGCTACCTGCCGCTGTCTGGCGGCACGATGACTGGCAACCTGACGCTGAATGCGCAGAACGACCTGCGGTTCGCTGACGCCGGCTCCAGCAACTGGGTGGCCTTCCAGGCGCCGGCCACAGTGTCGGCCAACGTGACCTGGACGCTGCCGGCAGCAGACGGTTCGTCTAACCAAGTGCTGAGCACAAACGGTTCTGGTGTGCTGAGCTGGCTCAGCATACCGACAGATCCTTGGACGTTAACTGGTTCGGATCTTTCGTACACCGCAGGCAAAGTCAGCGTAGGAACTGCAACCCCAGCGTATGGGCCGTTGCACGTCCACCAGGATTCAACCAACAACACCTACATTCACTTATCGAACAACAGCACGGGACAAAGCGCCTCTGACGGAACCAGCTTGGTTGTTGGTGGTAGCGGTGAAGCCGGAAACACCGACTTCATCATCCTGCAGCGCGAGTCCGCCTCTGTCGCAATTTTCACGGCAAGCTCTCGGCGCTTCACCATCAACAACAGCGGCGCTTTTGGTCTTGGCGGCACCAGCCCAAGCTATGGCACGAGCGGCCAGGCCCTTCTGTCCGCGGGATCTAGCGCTCTGCCGACGTGGGGCGATGTCGTCACGCCTACTGGCACGCAGACGCTGACCAACAAGACCCTAACCGCCCCGGCCGTCAACAACCAGAAGCTCAACACCACCCGCGAGCTGGTCACCGTCTCAGCCACGGCCGCCACCGGCACCGTGAACTATGACGCGCTAACGCAGTCGGTCCTGCTCTACACCACCAACGCCTCGGCCAACTGGACGGTGAACCTGCGCGGTGACGGCAGCAACTCGCTCAACACCATGCTGGCCATCGGCGAGTCACTCACCGTGGCCTTCCTGGTCACGCAAGGTGCCACGCCCTACTACAACACCACCGTGCAGGTGGACGGCGCAACTGCAGGCGTGACGACCAGGTGGCAAGGTGGATCAGCGCCAACCGCCGGCAACGCCAGCGGCGTGGACGTTTACAGCTACACCATCATCAAGACCGCCAGCGCCACGTTCACCGTGCTGGCGGCCCAAACCCAGTTCAAGTAAGGAGTAAACGATGCCTTTGCTTGGAACAAGAGGTGCTGCCTCCGCTCGTGGGTTTGGGTTTTCAGGGCTTTTGCCTCAAGTTTTTTGGATTGCTACGCTTGGCGGGGCAAGCAATGATTACGGCTACGGTATTGCGGTAGATGGCAGTGGCAACAGTTATGTTGTGGCCATTAGCCCGGTCGGTGCTTCAAATGACATGCTTGTTACCAAGTATAACAAAAGTGGCATCATTCAATGGCAAAGAACTTTGGGCGGACCGGGAAACACTGACGAGAGCTACGGAATCGCAGTTGATTCCAGCGGGAATTGTTATACAGCGGGGTGGACAAATACTAGCGGCGCTGGTAGTACTGACGTACTTATTACCAAATACAACACAAGTGGCGCCATTCAATGGCAAAGAACTTTTGGTGGCGGCAGCAGCGATTTTGGCTACGGTATTGCAATAGATAGCAGTGGAAACTGTTATGTTACTGGATATACTAACAGCGCTGGTGCCGGTAGTTCTGATTTGCTAATTACCAAATACAACACAAGCGGAACTTATCAATGGCAACGAGTTTTAGGTAGCGTAGATAGTGAACAGGGCCGGGGTATTGCAGTAGATAGCAGTGGAAACTGTTATGTTACAGGATATACTAATGGGGCTGGTGGTGGTATTTTATACTTACTTATTGCCAAATACAACACAAGTGGCGCCATTCAATGGCAACGAATTTTAGGTAGTACAAACGCCACTTTTGGCTACGGTATTGCGGTAGATAGCAGTGGAAACTGTTATGTGACAGGATCTACTAACAGCACTGGTGCTGGAGGTTATGACGTACTTATTGCCAAATACAACACAAGTGGCACCATTCAGTGGCAACGAGTTTTAGGTAGCGTAAATAGTGACCAGGGCCAAGGCATTGCGGTAGATAGCAGTGGAAACTGTTATGTTGCAGGATATACTGATGGGGCTGGTGTTGGAAGTTATGACGTACTTATTGCCAAATACAACACAAGTGGAACTATTCAATGGCAACGAGTTTTAGGTGGCACAGCTAGCGACGAGGGCTACGGTATTGCGGTAGATAGCAGTGGAAACTGTTATGTTGCAGGATATACTAACAGCACTGGTGCTGGAGGTCGTGACGTACTTATTGCCAAACTCCCTGGCGATGGGTCTAAAACCGGCACGTACGGTCCTTGGACTTATCAGGCGTCGTCTTTGACGGCAGCTACGTCAACGCTCACCGACTCAGCTTCTTCGTTGACCGACGCTACACCTAGTATGACTAGTGCCACTTCCACCCTGACAGACGCAGCTTCTTCACTTACATCCACAGTAACCACACTATGAGCACATACATCAAACTCTCCACGCTTGAGTACCCCCGCCACATTGGGGACATTCAAATTGATGCCGCAGGCATGGCTGACTACGCCCATGTGGAGTGGGTTGATTCGCCCACGTTTGACCGTGAGACGCAGCGTCTGTCCCAGAAGACGCCAGAAAACCGCAATGGTCAGTGGTTCATGGCGTGGGAAGTCACGCAGATTCCTGAGCCTGAGATGTCCGAAAAGGTACGAGACAAGCGTAACAAGCTGCTTGCAGAGAGTGACTGGACCCAGCTTTCAGACTCACCAGCAGACAGGGCTGCTTGGGCCGCATACCGCCAAACCCTGCGAGACATCAGCGCTCAGGCAGGGTTTCCTTGGGAAGTGACTTGGCCTGCCAAGCCAGAGTAAAAAACTGTCGCTTCGGTAACGGCCACCCTATGAAACCCGCGCGCCTCCTGGCCGCAGCCCTCACCCTCAGCGCCGCCGGCCTGGTGGCGCTGACGCAGGACGAGGGCTACACCGACCAGGCCGTGCGCCCGCTGCCCGGTGACGTGCCAACGTTCGGCTTCGGCAGCACCCGTCGCGCAGACGGCAGCCCCGTGCAGATGGGCGACACCACACGCCCACCCCAGGCTCTGGCCCTGGCCCTGCGCGAGCTGCGGCACTTCGAGGGCGCGCTGCACCGCTGCGTCACCGCGCCGCTCACCCAGGGCGAATTCGACAGCCTGGTCAGCCTGGCCTACAACGTGGGCGCCGATGCCGTGTGCCGCAGCACCATGGTGCGCCTGCACCTACGCCGGGTGCTCGGTTCCAAAGTTCAACACCGAGGGCAGCTACTGCCAGGACCGGCGGGCAGAGACCTGGGCCAAGCTGTACGACATGCTGGCCGAAGTGGAGGCTGGCACGCGGCCGATGCCCGCAGGGTTCGCGGATGTTGAGCCAGAATTGCCACCGCTTATCTGGCCGGCTTGACGCTGCGCCTTGAGTATCACATTGATGTAAAGGAAGTCTGAACATGGGTGCCGATTCGTACAGCGAGGACCTTCGCCGACTGGAGTCGAAAGTGGACAAGCTCACCGATGCAGTGCAGAGGCTGATCCTGATCGAAGAACGGCAGAGCTCGCAGGGCGAGCGAATCGGCAAGTGCGAGGCCAACATCGCGGTGCATGACCAGGCGATCCACAAGACCGACCGCAAGGTAGATCAGTGGGTCAACCGTGGCATCGGGGTGTGGGCTGCGGCGGCGGTGCTGTTCACGCTGGTGCAGTTTGGATCGAGGTGGATCAAATGATCGAATCCCTACTTGGCGGCGTGTTCGGCGGCGTGCTCCGCCTGGCGCCCGAGCTGTTCAAGCTCTTCGACAAGCGGAACGAGCGCGCGCACGAGCTGCGCATGGTCGAGGCGGAGATGGAGTTCGCCAAGGTGCGCGGCGAGATCGCCATGCGCCAGGCCGATGTCCAGCTCCAGACCGCTGAGTTAGACGCCATGACGCAGGCGTTCAAGGAGCAGTCTGCGACGGCCAAGAATGCCGGCTGGTTTGTCTCCGCCATCTCGGCGCTAGTGCGGCCCACCGTGACCTATCTGTTCCTGGCGCTGTACGCTGCCGTGAAGGTGGCGGCCTACCTCATCGCTATTGAGCAGGGCGGCAACTGGAAGGACGTGCTGACCTCGATGTGGGGCAGCGACGACCTGGCCGTCTTCAACATGATCATCAGCTTCTGGTTCGTCGGCCGTGTCTACGAGCGCAGTCGATGAGGCCGTCGAGGTGGCTGCCGCCCTGTGCCGGCCGTTCGAGGGGCTGAGGCTTCAGCCCTACATCTGCCCGGCCGGCTACCCCACCATCGGCTACGGGACAGTCTGGAAGCCTGACGGCAGCAAGGTGACGATGGAGCACCCGCCGATCAGCAAGGAGACCGCTGAGGCGTGGCTGATGCATGAGTTGAGGCACAACTACCTGGCTGGTGTTTTGAAGGCCTCTCCGGCCCTCCTGGTGCGTCCGCGGGCCCTTGGCGCTCTGACGGACTTCGCCTACAACCTCGGCGTGGCCAGATACCGGGCCAGCACGCTGCGCAAGCGGGTGGATGCTGGCGACTGGGAAGATGCCAAGGAGCAGCTCATGCTCTGGACAAGGGGCGGTGGCAAGGTTCTTCCTGGGTTGGTCCGGCGCCGTCAGGCCGAGGCTGCCCTGATGTAGCACGGGGGGGGTATCACAATGCTGTCTTTCCCCATACAATCTCCCGCGGGTCACTGCGTCTGCAGTGATCGCACTGGCTCGCCTTGGCGGGCCATTTTCGTTTGAGGGCTTCTCATGGCAACGACCGTACCGAACAACCCGTTTGACACTCAGCAGTCGTCTGGCGGGTCAGGCATTGTCGGAGGGGCTATGGCCAACTCTAGCGCCGGGCAGTCCGCCGCGACGACGCCTGCTGCCGCGGTCGCCGCCCCCATGACGCAGGCCGCCCAGTTCCAGGTGCAGCAGCGCCAGGTCGACCGCCAGACAGAGACCGCGGCCGGGCAGGTGGAGTCGCTGCTGGCCAAGGACAATCCGCTGATGCAGCGGGCCCGCACGCTGGCGCTGCAGAACATGAACCAGCGCGGGCTGGTCAACAGCTCCATGGCGCAGGGCGCCGGCGTCGCGGCGATGATCGACCGCATCACGCCGCTGGCTCAGCAGGACGCGCAGACCTACAGCAACCAGGCCATGGCGAACCAGAAGTTCGTCAACGAGGGCGGCATGTTCAATGCCGGCGAGCAAAACAAGTTCGGCCTGCAGCTTGGCGAGCAGACTGAGGCAGAGAGGGCCAGGCAGTTCCAGACCGGCGAGCGGATCGGCACGCAGGTCTTCACGTCCGAGCAGAACGTGGCGACGCAGAACTTCCAGGCCGCACAGGCTGCGCTCGACCGGGCTCAACAGACGGCGATGGCCGACAAGTCCATCGAGGCCCAGCAGGCGCTGCAGACGGCGCAGCAGAACTTCCAAAGCGCTCAGAACGAGCTGGACCGGGTCAATCAGAAGACCCTGCAGGAAAGCCAGCAGCGGTTCACTGCCGAGCAGTCGTCTCTCGAGCGTGCGCAGCAGGAGAAAATCCTGGCTGCCCAGCAGATGTTCCAGTCGGCACAGTCCAACCTCGACCGTG